ACAAAACCAAATGTGGATGTTCCTAAATCGTATTGATCCGGAACGTGGTTTGCATTCAAAAACAATTCAGAAAATCGGAAAATATTTTGAAAATAAGGTTTGAAAGCGAAAAAGACGTTGAAAATGAATTAAAAGTCATGAATCGCATTTGTCCTGATGGACAATTTAAAAAATTAGGTGAACATGATTTGGATTTTTTGGTTTACGATTTTAAAAACCATAAAAAAACCGGTTTGTGTTACATTGAGATAAAATGTTATAATGGAAATCATGATGATTATCCGACAACAATGGTTTCATGCATAAAGTACCGGAAAATGATGGAAAAACCATTGCCAACATACTTGTTCATTCAATGGAAAGATAAATTGGTTTACATCAACCGGAATGAAATAAGCGGTGAAAAACGTGTTGGTGGTCGTAAAGTTCGCGAGGGTTCGTCTAATGACCAAGAAATGATGATTTTTGTGCCAAATGAAAAATTCAAATTTTATGAATAACTTTGTTACATGGTTGTTCAATATCGAAATGGTTATCCGATTAGAGTATCAATTGAAAAATTGTTGGATGACTGCGGTATTGATGCCGGAACAATACAATTTTGTGCAGATTACACAATTAAACGTGCCGGAATACTATGGAAAGCACATTCACTTGATGATAAATTAAATGAATTTGTTAATTTAGCGGAAAATAATGGAATCAAAATTGCACGAACAAAGTTTTTTGGACAAATTCATTCAATATGGTTTGAAAAGCAAAAGGATAAAAACAATGAATGATGGATATCCTTTCATAAATGATGAAACGTGTGAATTTTTGGTCGATTTGTATTTGATTAAAGACACAAAAGTTGAAATGCGTGTGTCACCTTTTATGTTGCCGGTTGGATCACGATTCGAACACCAATCAGGAACGTATGAAGTGATGGAAATATTGACAAAGCATGGCGGAATTCAATTAATGTGCGAATGCGTATTTAATGACACAACATTGTTCAACATAGTTAATAATATGAGGAACAATAATAACTGAATAGGGGGCATGGTTTTCGATAATTGTTTGACGATAATATCTAAAATTTCCATTTTTTCCATGTCCCTTTCTTTTAAAATAATGAAATGAAAACATCCGTTTTAAAGCAAGATAAAATTAAACGTACCGGAATACATTCGAAAACGAAAACAAGTCGTTTAAAGACGTCTAAAAACTATAAGAAACGATACAAAGGTCAAGGTAAAAAGTAAAACACTATGAATAACAAGATAAAACAAGTATTAAGAGCAATTGCCGGATTTATATTATTACCAATATTCATTGCAATATTCATGTGTGACCGGTTCATCCTGATATTCCTTTTTTGGATGGAATCAAAACGATTGAAAATTTGGTTGGACAACACACAAATGTTCATGTATTCATTGTTAAGGGTGTTCACTTGCCTTGTATTGTATTCCCTTTTTAAATTGGTTCAAATGTGGTTATTCTAAAAATCATTAACTTTGTTTTATGCCGAACAAAAAAGAACATAGTAAAAAAGAAAAAGCCATAAAAGACGCATTAATTCAGGCAATGCAAAAATCAATGGGTGTTGTTACGGAAGCGTGTAAGGTTGCCGGTCATGGTCGCACAACCTTTTATAAGTATTACAATACTGATCCGGTATTTCAAAAGGCGTGTGATGAATGCGAACATATTGCTTTGGATTTTGCCGAATCACAACTATATAAACAAATCAAAGATGGTTCAACAACCGCGACAATATTCTATTTAAAGACCAAAGGAAAACAACGTGGATATGTTGAACGTCAACAAATCGATATCAACAAAGGACAACCGGATTTGTCACATTTATCATCGGATGACCTGATTGCATTATTGAATGAGTAATGAACTAATTGATGCCGGAAAAGAATTGGTTCGCATTGAATTAGCGAAACGATATTTTTGGCGGTTTTGTTTGTTTTATGACCATGATTTTTTTTCACAACGTAAATTTTTTACGGACATCGCACAATCCTTTCAGGACATTGAGGAGGGCAAAATAAAATCATTGTCGGTATCATTACCGCCTCGTGCCGGAAAGTCATATTTGACATCATTATTTTGTGCATGGACATTAGGCAGAAATCCGGATCAATCGGTCATGCGGAACACTTGCACCGCTACATTGTACTTAAAATTCTCTTATGACGTTCGTGCAATACTCAAATCGGATAAATTTATGCGTGTCTTTAAGGATGTCAGGTTGTCAGATGACAAAGCGAATTTGCAAGGATGGAACACCAACAAATCAAAACAAGTTGGATATTTTGGTGCGGGTGTTGGCGGAACAATCATTGGATTCGGAGCAACAAAGGTTGGTATCACCGATGACTTATATCGCGGTATTGAGGATGCATTGAGTGACACCATAAATGACCGCATACACCAATGGAAGCAATCGACACATGATTCACGTTTTGAATCGGGATGCTCACGAATAGACATTGGAACACGTTGGTCATTGAACGATGTCATTGGTCGCAATTACGAACAAGGCATTTATGACCGGTCAATAAGCATTCCGGCATTAACTGAAAGCGGTGAATCCTTTTGTCCTGATGTCATGACAACACAAGAGTTCATTGACAAGCGTAAACACACCGCAAAGGAAATATGGATGGCGGAATATATGCAAGAACCTATTGATGTAAAAGGTCGATTATTTAACGAATTAACATTCATTGATCCGGACAAATTTGAACAACTTACAAAGGAACATCCAATTGAAGGGTGTGTCGCATATATTGATGTTGCGGACATGGGAGCGGATTACACCGCAATGTCGATTTGTGCCGTTGTAAACAACCAATTCTATTTGGTCGATTACCTGATGTCAAAAGCCAACACCGATGTCACAATTCCTTTGTGTGCGTCTAAACTGAATCAATGGGGTGCATCGTATTGTCGTGTCGAATCAAATTCAATGGGTGCGATGTTTGGTCGACATCTACAAAAGGAAACAAGCACAAAGATATTGCAAGTACATAACACCACAAACAAACAAACGCGAATCATTATGCAATCCGCATTCGTACAAAACAAATTTACGTTCCTGAAACAAACCGACGAATCATGTGAATTGTTTATTAGCAATGTAATGAGTTATTCAAAAGAGGGTAAAAACAAAAACGATGATGCACCGGATTGTATTGCCGGTTTAGGATTATTCGTTCAATCGATGTTCCGAAATCTTGTTTAATTTTTAATCAAATGAAATGTTTAAAATTTAATCATTAACTTTGTAACACAATGAAATTATAATGCAACAAAATTTTTGGGAAAAGTTTTTCGGAATTCGGATCAATCAAGATAACCGATACATTAATGATTGGTCACGAATGTTTCAAATGCAATCGCAAATTTGGGGAAAAAAGGATGCGGTGTGGATTGACACGAATAACGCATGGGAATTGTATATCGAAATTCCTGAATTACGTGCGGTAATTGAAAAACGTGCGTCAATGATGTCCGCAAATGTTCCATGTCTATATGACAAAAATGGTGACAAAGTTGAATCACATTGGATGATTGACATGATTAAACATCCAAACGCGATACAATCATGGTCGGATGTGGTGTTTTCTATTGGTGTTCAGGATGCATTGTATTCAAATACATTTTGTTATTCACCTGAAAGGATTGGAGGCATTCACAACTTGTTTGTTCCATTACCGGCAAACAAAGTAAAGATTCATTTGACCGGCAAGAAATTGAAACAAATGGATGCGGAAGATTTGGTTGATAAATTTACATTCAAATACGATGACCATTCCACAGAACGCATTGATTGGCGTGACATGGTGTATTTGGTCACCGATGATGGAATGAACATCATCAAACCAATATCAAGGATTGAAACATTGAAATATCCGTTGTCTAATATCAAAGCACAATATCACAAGCGAAATGTGTTGTTGGAAAACATTGGTGCAATCGGAATACTTTCGGCACAAAATAATGATTTGGGGGGTGCGATACCAATGACACCGGAAGAAAAAAAGAAGATTCAAAAGGATTGGTACAATAGACAAAAGGATGAGGTAATAATAACGGAAGCAAATGTGGATTGGAAACCAATGTCATATCCAACAAAAGATTTATTGTTGTTTGAGGAGTTAACGGCGGACAAACTTGCATTGATTGATGCGTTCGGATTGTCATATCACATATTTAGTTCGGATAAAGGTTCGACATTTACCAATGTTCGTGATTCGATCCGAATGGTTTATCAGGACACAATCATTCCTGAAACACAACAAATGTACGATTCAATCATGAAGCAATTTGGATTGGATGCGGATGGTTACTATTTAAAAGCGGATTTTTCACATTTGCCGGTGTTACAAGATGACATGGAAAGCAAGGCAATAACGCAAAAGATAAAAGCCGAAACACTTGAAAAAATTGTTGGTTTAGGTGTTGAATTAACACCGGATGAAATAAAAATATTAACGGATTTAAATACTCAAAAATAATGGGAAATTCACAATTGGATGCGATTGAAGAAATGGCATTACAAAATGGAACGTATGTTGTAAATGATACAACGGAATTCACCGCGTCAATTGATGCAATTTATGTTGCGGAAGATTCGGTGTTTACATCAATTAAAGTTGGTGGTGGTGACCGGAAAGATGATTACATTTCGACATCAGGCGGAACAATAAAAGCCGGTGTGATTATCGCACCAATTAGAGGTGTAAAATTTAGCGGTGTCCAATTGACATCCGGATCAATTGTTGTAATTAGAATGTAAAAATATGTTTTATTCGAATGGTGCATATAGTTTGTTTAAAGTTGACACACCGGTAATTTCCGGAGGTGCAACACCGCCATCATTTCAGGATATTTATTCATATGAATTTGATGGTGTTGATGATTATATTGATTGTAATAGTGCATCAAGTTCCATTAGTGGAGACAATGAGGGGACTGTTTCTTTATGGTTGCAACCTAATGACATTGTAAATGGACAAAGAATAATTTGTTTTAGTGCATCCACACAAACAAGACAATACTTAAACTTGACATTAACTGCAAGTGGTTTTCAGGTAGATATGAGAACATCTTCTTTTTCAACTACGGGATTTTCAGTCATTACAGACGTTAATCCTTTTAGTTTAGGAACTTGGATACATTTAGCAATAGTACAAGATGGAGTAAGTCCACAACTATATGTTGATGGTGTAGCAGTAGCACAAACATTTACAGTGCCTGACAATGACCAAAAGTGGTTAAATGATATGGGAAGTTTTGACTCTATAAACATAGGTAGACTTTTTACATCTGATTTAGACCAAAATTATTTTGATGGATTAGTAGACGAGGTTTCCTATTTTAGTAGTGCCTTAAGTTCTACCGACATAGAAACTATATACAACAATGGAGTTCCTAACAACTTAAATGAATTAAGTACATTACCAACAATATGGTATCGAATGGGCGAAGAAGCAACATTTGATGGTTCAAATTGGACATTAACGGATCAAGGTAGCGGTGGCAATAATGCGACAACACAAAACATGGCGGAAGCGTCAAGGGTTTTGGATGTACCGCCAACATTCAACACTAAATCCATATTACTTGATGGAATTGATGACGCAGTAGTTATAGGCACTGCAAGTTTAGGAATTACATCTACAATAAGCGTTTCCGCTTGGGTTAAAATACCCACAACAAATACAGGTGGAGGAGGTACAAATATTCAAGTAATTATTGCAGAAGACACAACGGGAAGTGGTCAAAGAAATTGGAATTTGTTTTGGAGAGGTGGAGGCATAGATAGTTTTTATTTTGCTATACACAATACAAATTTATCATCTTCATCTGCACAAAGTGTAGGAGTTACTCCCAATAGCGGACAATGGATTCATATATTAGCAACTTATGACGGAACGGCAAACGCTAACGGCATTAAATTATACATTGATGGTGTTCCAAATGCACAAGGTACTGCATCAAGTACGGGCATTAATTCCTTTACATCTTCAGAGCCAAATATAGGCAGATTAACAGGTCAAAACCAATGGAATTTTGAAGGCAACATAGACGAGGTTTCCGTATGGAATTCAGAATTATCAGCAAGTGATGTGACAAGTATTTACAATAGCGGTGTACCTAACAACTTAAATGATTTAAGCACACCACCATTATCTTGGTGGCGATGTGGTGATGGTGATACAAGTCCAACATTAACAGATAACGGAAGCGGTGGTAATGATGGAACAATGACAAACTTTACAACTTTTAGCACAGATGTGCCAACATAAAAACAATAATTAAAAAATAAA